GGTTTAGAAGGAACTATTGGTAAGGAAGAGATTGTGAGGTTGCTGATGGACCCAACTGGAAGAGTTCATACAGAAGAAACTAAACAGAAAATAAGTGAGGCACATAAAGGTAGGTCAAAGCATACAGAAGAAAGTAAAGAGAAGTTGAGGCAGTTTAGAACTGGTATAAAATTAAGTGAGGAACATAAAAGAAAAATAGGCGAGGCAAGTAAAGGTAGAACTCATATGAAAGGTAAGAAATTGAGTGAAGAAACAAAGCAAAAATTGAGTGAGGCTGGAAAGGGGAATAAGAATGCTTGCGGTAAGCATAATCTTAGTGAAGAAGCAAAAAGAAATAGAAGTGAGGCAACAAAGGAAAGATGGAGACAATATAGAATATCAAAAGGACTTGACCCAGATAAAACTATTGATGCACGATATAGATGAGTAGAAACACTCATTGACCTATTTTGTAAAGTATTGTAAACTAAATATGAGAAATACGATTGGAGGTTATGACTTCTTCTACTCTTTCATTACCAAATCAGCAAAAAAGTTGGTTTGATTTATTAGATGATTGGTTGAAAAGGGATAGGTTTGTGTTTGTTGGATGGAGTGGTTTATTGCTCTTTCCTACTGCTTATCTTGCTCTTGGTGGGTGGCTTACTGGAACTTCGTTTGTATCTTCGTGGTACACGCACGGTTTAGCATCAAGTTATTTGGAAGGATGCAATTTCTTGACCGCATCGGTGAGTACCCCCGCAGACGCTATGGGTCATTCTCTTCTTCTACTTTGGGGTCCTGAGGCTCAAGGGGATATCGTCAGGTGGTTCCAACTTGGGGGACTCTGGACTTTTGTGGCGCTCCACGGGGCTTTCAGCTTAATCGGATTTATGCTTCGCCAGTTTGAGATTGCCCGTCTTGTAGGCATCCGTCCATACAACGCAATCGCATTCTCTGGTCCTATCGCAGTATTCGTCAGCGTGTTCCTGATGTATCCACTGGGACAATCCAGTTGGTTCTTCGCACCTTCATTTGGTGTTGCTGCTATCTTCCGTTTCCTTCTGTTCCTTCAGGGTTTCCATAACTGGACACTCAACCCCTTCCATATGATGGGAGTTGCTGGTATACTAGGAGGAGCACTACTCTGTGCGATTCACGGAGCAACCGTAGAAAACACTCTATTTGAAGATAGTGAACAAGCAAATACGTTCAAAGCGTTTGAACCGACTCAGGAGGAAGAGACGTATTCTATGGTTACGGCTAACAGATTCTGGTCTCAGATTTTTGGTATCGCTTTTAGCAACAAGAGGTGGCTTCACTTCTTTATGTTGTTTGTTCCTGTTATGGGTCTTTGGACTAGTAGTATAGGGATTATCGGACTGGGGTTAAACTTGAGGGCTTATGACTTTGTGAGCCAGGAGATTCGTGCTGCTGAAGACCCGGAATTTGAAACCTTCTACACGAAGAATATCCTACTTTCGGAGGGCATAAGAGCGTGGATGGCTCCTATTGATCAACCTCACGAAAATTATGTCTGGCCAGAAGAAATTCTTCCAAGAGGAAATGCTCTTTGATTTTTTACAAGACCCTTCACAAAGGGTCTTTTTTTGTCTATATAATGAAGTTGCGTAAACTTATATGAAGTTCCTTATCACTCTTCTCGCTACGCTTTTCTTTGCCCTCCCCGCTTGGGCAGTAGATGTTCAGATGGGCAACAACGGAAATTTGGTTTTTGAACCTAATGAAATTTCTATCAGTGCTGGTGATAGCATTCATTTTGTCAACAATGTGCTACCTCCTCACAATGTTATTGTTGATGGTCATCCCGAACTCTCTCACACAGGACTCGCTTTTGCACCTGGAGAATCCTTTGACATTTCTTTTGATACTCCTGGCGACTATACCTTTTGGTGCGATCCTCATAAGGGGGCAGGAATGATCGGACACATTCACGTTTCATAGTATGCATTCTCACGATCATAACACTTGTATTCATTTAATTCATATGTTTCTTTGCTGTCTTGCTGGAATTGGAATTGGAACCCTAGCAGTATGGGGTTATCAACAAATCAAAAATAATAAGAATCATAATCCGTGATCACATCAGAAACACCCTATAAACTCGCAGAGATTATTCGTGATACTTGGCCAGGTCTTTACAGAAAACCAGAACCATCTTATAATGAAGAAAAGGAAATAAAAGATGAACAAATATCACGATGAGTATTTTTCAGTGATTGATAAAAGAACTGGAAGAAAGATTCTGGACTGTGGTGATGAAATGGATGCTTTGAATATGGTTGCCTTTGATTCACAGAACAGAACTTATACTCGTAATAAGTTTTTGATGGGACCTGTTGTGGATGTTGAGATTCCAAAGGCACTGCCGACTAATGAGATTGTGGTGAATATGGATGGTGGAGTCGGTGGTTCTTGGGAAGTGAAAGAACTACCCCAGATCAAACTGCCAGAAGGGCAAGGAGAACCTGTGGTTGTATGAGCAAGTTCAAGTATCCTAATGACCCACCTGATGCCAAGTGCCCTTACTGTGGAGAGTCTGGTAAACCTTGCTCAAATGTAGATAGCATGGCAAGGGCATATGCTCGTGGTGCTTGTAAGAAGATAAATAGTCCTAAGTCGCAGTAACTTATGGATCTCCTCCATTCGCCTCAGGAATACTTGTTCAATTTACGAACAACAAGTCCAGGAGAAGCGAAACGAATATGGAGGCGAGAGATAAGAGAAAAATGGGAACATCAATGTGCGTATTGTGGGTCAGAAGAAAACCTTACAATAGACCACATCGTTCCACAGTCTAAAGGTGGAATGGACTTCACAAAAAATGTTGTCTGTTGCTGCCACTCCTGCAACCAAGATAAGGGACATACTCCTTGGGAAGATTGGTACTTCTCACAGGAGTTTTTTGATATAGAAAGATATCAGAAAATCAAAGACTGGATGAAACCAGACCCTCCAGTAAACTTATTCAAGTATCGCCCAAGAAGGAATAATGCTACTTGAATAAATAAATGAAAGCAGTACATACTGCGGTTTTTGGTAAATACCGAATGCGAATAAATGGCGACTCCGTTTAGAATTAAAAGGTCTGCTGTACCTGGAAAAAGACCCGAGGTCACAGATTTACAACTAGGTGAATTAGCTCTCAATACTTACGACGCAGAACTCTTTACGTTAAGAGCACGTCCTGGTATTGGAACGGATGTTGTCCGAGTCGGTTCGGGTGTTACTGTTACAAATATTTTCTATGTTACAAAAGACGGAAACGATAATAATACAGGACTCAAACTCGGAGACGCAAAAGCGACCATTAAAGCAGCAGTCGGAATCGCGTCAACAGTCCCAGGAGCAGTTATTAAGGTTGCTGCTGGAACTTATGTAGAGAACAATCCAATTATACTCGCTCCTCAGATGAGTATTGTTGGGGATAGTTTAAGAGAGGTCAGTGTTGTTCCAAATAATGCTAACCAAGACTTGTTCCATATTTCTCCAGGAAACTATATTACTGAGATGTCTTATACTGGAACTCTGAATCCAGGTAAGGCAGTCTTTGCTTTTGATCCAAATAATATTAAGTATTCAGATCAGTCTCCATATATTCGTAACTGCACCAACTTTATTCCTAACAGTATTGGAATGAAGATTGATGGTAAACACGTCATCGGTCCAACGAAGTCAATGGTGACGGACTCGTTTACACAATACAATCAAGGTGGTATTGGAGTTTCGATTACCAATAGTGGATATGCTCAGTTGGTTTCACTATTCACCATCTGTGATGATATTGCGGTCTATTGTGGATCAGGTGGTGCTTGTGACTTAACGAACTCTAACGCTTCGTTTGGTAATTATGCACTTGTTGCCGATGGTGTAAGTTCTATCAAATATACTGGAATTGTTACAGCATCTGCATCAGAAAGTTCTGATACTTTTGTTCTGAACTTAACATCACCAACTCTTGGAGTTCAGACTGCAGCATACGATAATACAACTGGTCTTCTTACAATTACTACAAATACCAGTCACAACCTAAGTGTTGGAATGGGTGTGACGATTGCTGGTCTTGGATTCACTTGCCCATCTGGTCCAGGTATTGTGACGTATCCAAGTGGAAACTATGGATATGTCTTTACAGTCGATTCTGTTGGTGCCGCAAATAGTTTCTCTGCTTACGTCGGTACTTCCACTTTACCTCATAGTTATGTAAGTGGCGGAACAGTTAAAATTGATATGGTAAGACCTTTTGATGGACAAGTTGTTTACTTTGAAGACTTATATTATACAGTCAATAAAATTAATATTACAAATCCTGGAAGTGGATATAATACTCCTCCATCTATTATAATTGGAGACCCAAGCACCGTAAATGAATGGGGAGTTGCAGCAACTGCTGTTCCAGAACTGACTGGAGATACAATTAGTGCAGTTGAGATGGTATCAAATGGAAGAGGATATACTTCAACACCAGCAGTCACATTCTCCGCTCCTGATGTGGGAATAAATATAGCAACAGGGACAGCAGAATTAATTCCAACATATTATTCAATTACTCGTTCAACTCCAATATCCGCTGGAATTTGTACCATTGTATTAAATGAGAACGTTCCTTATGCAGTTGGTGTAGGAACAACAGTTCCATTCTTTAAGCAAAGTAGAGTTCTAGCTTCTGGTCATTCATTTGAATACATTGGTTCTGGAACAAATATTAATGCTGCTCTTCCGACACAAGGAGGAGTTCCGATTCAAGAAAATGAAACAGACGCAAGAAATGGAGGACTAGTGGTTTATACAAGTACCGATCAGGCAGGCAACTTCCGAATTGGTGATGGTGTTCAGATTAACCAAGTCACAGGAACTATTTCTGGTACTTTCTATTCCAAGAGTTTGTTTGCAACCATGACGCCATTTATTCTAGCATTAGGAGGACCATAAAATGCCTTTACCCTTAAACATATATCAGACCGTCACAAGTGTTGTTGGTCTAAACACCGTTGGAATTTATACAGCACCAGTTGGTTATAGTGGAGTTGTTCTGTTAGCACAGGCAGCAAATATTGGAGCTGATACTCATATAGTTTCTCTCTCACATAAGAGAACATCAACGACTGGTATTGCAGTCACGACTGAAATTGTAAAAGACTTACCAATACCTGCAAATGATTCAGCGAACCTTTTGTTTGGTAAGTTGATTCTTGAAACTGGTGATGTCTTACAAATTCGTGCTGATAATGCATCAAACATTAAGTTTATTGCGAGCATCTTAGAAACTCTTAACTAATATCAGAAATGTCCCAACCATATAAAAGCGGTAGACAACAGAATCTTAATCTTGGTATCACATCGGTTACCGAGAACCGCACAGTCTTGCAGACGATTGGTAAGGTTGGTATCGGGACAACTAACGCACAAAACCATTCGTTATTTGTTGTTGGGACAACCAATATTACTGGAGATATTAATGTAGGTGGAGCATCTACATTTGTAGGAATTGCAACCTTCAGTAATGATGCTTTCTTTGGTGATGATGTTTTCATCAAAGATCAACTTTTTGTCGGTGGAGTCAACGTATCTGGCGGTGCATCAATTGGTCAAGATATTACCACCAGAAACTTTTTAGCATCAGGTATTTCCACATTTAATGGTCCTATAGATGCTAACAATGACTTAGATGTAGATGGGCACACTGAACTTGATAATGTAAATGTAAGTGGTATTATTACATCCAATAGTCTGAGTGTTTTAACTAACTTTGATGTTTATGATACTCAGGCAGTCTTCCATAATGATCTTCGTATTAATGGAAACCTGAGCATTGGTGGAACTGCTACCACTATTATTGCACAAGACTTAAAAGTTCTTGATAAAGAAATTACACTTGGTATTACAACTGATGCCTTTGGTAATGATATTTCAACTGATGATACTGCGAATCACGGTGGTATTGCAATTGCTTCAACAGAAGGATCGCCACTAATCGATCTTTCTCTTGCTGGATTCAGCACTACTCCAAAAACCTATAAACAGTTGATGTGGGTTGCTGCAAACTCTTATGGAGTTGGAACAACTGATACATGGATGTTCAACTATGCTGTTGGTGTTGGTTCAACTCTTGTTCCTAATGGAGTTCGTTTTGCTGTTAAAGAGATACAGTTTACTGATGATGCAATTAAT